ACATGTATATCCTTACATCGGTGAGATTGGATACTCCAATAAAATCATAATCGTAGGGGTTATTTTCTAATTCATAAGTTATCATTTCTTTATCCGTTAATTTTTTCTTCAAATATTAAAATATTTATATCATTATTGATTATTGTTAAAACTTGTTCCCTTACACCTATAATATTTTTATTTTGTGGAGATGTTGTAATAGAAATTTGAGTTGACGTTGTAGAAAGTTCTGGGATAGTTATCAAACCAGAAGAATAATTTATAGTCCCGAAAGTGTTGTCTTTATATAGTTTTTGATTACTCACAATTTCATAGAGTCTCAAATTCCCTAATCCGTCATCATCAATATAATTATTAACCCCTGCTATAAGAAACGGGCTAGAAACAACAGAATTTACTTGTAATTGATTATTAAAATTTAAAATATAACGATTAAGTATATTAGGAGTTGTATTAATAATTAATTTACATTTCAATGAAGTTTCGTTAGATACTATAGAATTATCTGATTTATCTATAATGTTCACTAGTGTAGAATATAGGAATTTTTTATCAAACCTTTCTAAGTTTTCGTTAGAAAACTGAATGATTTTCTGCTTAACATTATTCACAATAGCATTTGATGATAATGTAGTTTTATTTTTATCATAGTATAATTTTATTTCTGGGATAATATAGAATATTTCGCTATTTACTATTTCTGGAATAACAGTCGTTACATTAGCAGGTTTAAGAATAGTCTTAATTATATTTTCCTTTATGCTATCCGTAATAATAAAATTTTCTTTAGGTAGCAATGCTATGAAAACTTTTCCGTATTGTTTAGGGACTGCGTCTTCACCTCCCCAAACTTTAGCGTCATTAATATTCGCATAATCTCGCAAAAGTAGATTCCTATAATCTTCTGTGGTGATTGCTCTGTTTTGTGTTTGAAATGTTTTAGGAGCAATTCTTTGTATTTTAGTTTTAGATTCTTTTTCAGAACCACCATTAGACTTTTCTGAAGTAGTGATAGTTATATTAGAATATCCAGATATAGAAGATGTCAACGTAAAAATAGAAATATTATTAGGATTATTTAAATTACTAACTATATAATCAAATTGAACGATACTTCCTATAGGAGGATTATTTCCTATAATATTATCACCGAAAACTACTTCATACTTACCTCTAGTATTTTCTTCAATGAAATATATTTTAGAATCGGGGTTTAAATTTTCAGAAGTAACAACTTTTTGATATATCGTAGGATTTAAACTATCTTGACTATCAAAAACTGTAACAGTAAGAGTAGAAATATCCACATTATCATTTGGAATTTCATAGTATAATTGCTGTTCGCTTACTGTGTATTTAAATGTAAGGACAGTTCCTTCTATAATTTCTATATCATTTATTAAAAAATTATTATTCCTTAAAGCTGTGTAGTCTTGTTTCGTATAGAACCTATACGATATATTATCTTTAGAAGATAAAAATGCTGTATTTTTAGGAATAAGAATTTGCGAAACTGTATCAGGAATTCCATTAAATTGAATATTTATCTTAGCTCTTGAACATCTTGCAGAACTAGGAATATACCCTATAAGTTTTGCGGCAGAAACGATTGAAGAACGCAAGGTTGCGCTGTCCATAAACATTTCGTTCGCAATCATATTTGTGTAAAAACTTTGAAATTGTGTATTATATGAAAGAACATCTAGAAGAATATTCATAGTAGAACCTTCAAAGTCAAAATCTGAAAGTTCCGATTGATTTTTTAGGAAATTCTTTAAGGAAGTTTTAATTCCCGTAAAAGAAAGATCTGAAATATTTTTTACTGGTGCTATCATAAAAACTATTTATCATATAAATAATTGCATGAAAAGTTATAAAGATTTTGTTAAAGAAAAAGAAGCTAATGACCCTTGCTGGAAAGGTTATAAACAATTAGGAATGAAGAAAAAGAACGGTAAGAAAGTTCCTAACTGTGTTCCTGAAGAAGCACTTGAAGAAAGTGAATACGAAGGCAAGAAAATAACTTTAAATAAGCCATTTAGAGTTAATGACAGAAAATCTAAGTTCGCTGTATATGTCAAAAATGACAACGGAAATGTCGTAAAGGTTCGTTTCGGAGATCCTGAAATGTCTATTAAGAAGGATGACCCAGAAAGAAGAAAAGCATTTAGAGCAAGACATAATTGTGATACTGCAACAGATAAAACATCTGCTAAATATTGGTCATGTAGGAGTTGGAGTGATAATGAAGATTGGGTTTAATCTTTGATAACTAATTTTCTAAATTCTATAATTTCAAAACATCTAAATATGCTGCCGTATCGAGTTCCTGTTTCTAAATACTTGATATAAGAAACTAATTTGTTTTGAAATGCTTTTTCTGATTTACTTCTCATAAGTGCATTTAATTTTCTACATTCCATTTTTCCAGAAAGCAAATCAAATATCCAACGCTTATTAGGATATTGTGCTTGTAATTTATTCAATATAGAAATAACTTCTTTATATTGTGAGGTTCGTTTGTCTACATCTGATAGTAAAATGTCCATACATTCATTATGTAATTTATCGCCGACACATGTAGGTTCTTTAATTTTTCTCAACATAACTAAACTCATATTAAATAACAAGGTGATGTTTATCACCGCCTCATATGAATATACTAGCACTTTTAAACTAACTTGTAAAGCATAAAAATGATTTTTAAGAAAAAAAAGATAGATGATGATTTTGACGATATAGACGAAACCCCAGTCAAAGGATACATGAATAATCCTAGACTTAAGAAAGTCGGGGAGCAAATAAAGTGGACTCCTAAAATGCTTGAAGAATTAGATAGATGTTCAAAGGACATTATCTATTTCGCAGAAACATATTTTAAAATTGTCAATATTGATAGAGGTCTTATTACTATTCCTCTATATGAATATCAAAAACAAATGTTACTACACTATCAAGAATCTAGATATTCACTTTGTCTATGTGCAAGACAAATTGGGAAAACGATAGTTTCCACGATATTCGTTTTACATCATGTTCTTTTTAATGATTATAAAACTGTCGCTATTCTTGCAAACAAAGGAATGACTGCTAGGGAAATCCTTTCTAGAGTTCAATTAGCATACGAAAATCTTCCTAAATGGTTGCAGCAAGGTATTATAACATGGAACAAGGGGTCTTTCGAATTAGAGAATGGTTCTAAAGTTTTGTGTGCTGCAACTTCTTCAAGTGCGATTCGTGGATTCTCAATTTCTACTCTAATCTTAGATGAGGCTGCATTTATTGGTAACTTTGAAGAATTTTATCGTTCTGTATATCATACTATTTCATCTGGTCAAAAATCTAAAATGATGATGATATCTACAGCAAATGGCTTCAATCATTTCTATAAATTTGTTGATGACGCTAGGAAAAAGAAATCATCATTCAAGTTATTTGAAGTAACTTGGAGAGATGTTCCAGGAAGAGATGAGAAATGGAAACAAGAAACCATTGCCAATACATCTGAAGAAGCATTTTTACAAGAACAAGAAAACATTTTCTTAGGGAGTTCTGGGACTCTTATCAATCACAATAAGATAGCATCATTGACCTACGAAACTCCAGTTATAATAAAGAACGATATCTATATCTATAAAGAAATTTCTAACGACCCAGAAGCGCAATATGTTATTACTGTTGATGTTAGCGAAGGAATTGGTGGTGATTATCATTCAATATCAGTTTTTAGAGTTGACGAGTTACCTTACGAGCAAGTTGCAACTTACAGAAACAATAGAGTTTCCCCGACAATAGAACTCCCACAAATTATTAATAATTTATCAAAATACTATAATGATGCTTCTATCCTTATCGAAACTAATTTATCACTAGGAAACGAAACTGCTAAGATACTATATGAAGAATTAGAAAATGAATTTGTTCTCATGACTTCTGCTAATGGCAAAGCAGGACAAGTTATTTCAGGAGGCTTTGGGAATGTTGCCAAGTATGGTGTTAAGATGACGAAAGCTGTTAAACGTATAGGATGTTCTAGATTAAAGGACTTAATAGAAGGCGATAAATTAATTATTAAAGACTTTAACACTATTGCAGAAATATCTACATTCATTAAAAAGAAAGATTCTTATCAAGCGGATGACGGAAATCATGACGATATGGTTATGGGATTAGTAATTTTTGCATGGATGACTTCACAACAATACTTTCAAGATTCTAACGATGCTTCTTCAAGAAAAAAACTTTACGAAGAACAACTTAGAAGAATTGAAGAAGATTTACTCCCAGTAGGGATAATGTCAGATTCGTATATTGACACAAACGAATTTAAAACTTATTGGGATTGAAAATAATGCTTAATATTTTTTATTTCTTCAAGATGTATATTACAATGTTTTATAGAAATACTGTTGTTAGAATATATAAAACTTTGCGATCTCGAAGCCGCACCAGATAATCCAGGAATTTCAATTAAATTTAATTTATTGTTAGTTAAATCACTTTTCGTTAAAAACAATATTTTATCTGTAATTTTCATTAAACTATCTTCAATACTTATTTTTATCGGGTTATTAGAAATATTGACAAATGCTACATTCCCAACTATAGTTACATTAGAATAATATAAATCATTTTTTGTCCAAATTGTAAGATATTCTAAATCATTAATGGTTTCTAAAGAACTCATATAATAATTTTTCATTTTAATTTTATCCCTAAATATTTTCATTGAAAAATTATAACATAAATAATTCAAAATAACAATATAAAAGAGATATAAAATGACTACAGAAACGTGGAATCAAAAATTCACCTATAACACACCTCCAGTTCTAGGAGCGTTCCTTACTGAAAAGGGATGGGAACTTCCTCTTAAAGGAACAGATCCTACAAAGGGACTTACAGAAGTTCTTATTGCATTTGCTGTATCTAATCCACAAACTGTCGCTGGTTCTGCAAATGTAGTTAAGATTGTTCCTCCTGCTAATGGAGCATATACTACTGGAGCAGTCCTAAGATTTAAAGTTCATTTCAATGAAGCTGTAACAGTTACAGGAACTCCTAGACTAGCACTTACTCTAACTTCTGGAACTGTCTATGCTACGTATGTTTCTGGTTCTGGTAAGAATATCTTGAATTTTGATTATACAGTAGGAGCAAACAATATTGACCTAAATGGTTTAGTAATTGTAGATAATATTGATTTGAATAGCGGGGCAATTATTGATAAAGGAACAAATCCTGCCGTTAATAGTTCATTAACTTTTACTGGAGCAGATACAGTAACTTCTGGATTAATTATTGATGCTGTAAATAGAACTATCTCATCTGTAACTCCTCCTGCTAATGGAAACTATGTTACAGCTGCAACTCTTACATTTACAGTTAATTATAATCAACCCGTAAATGTTACAGGAACTCCTAGAATTCCTCTATTCGCAAATAATGGGACAACTCCTCTAACAAATGTTGGTGCAAATTATGTTTCTGGTTCTGGAACTAGTGCTTTAGTGTTCACATATGTTGTCCCTGCTGGAGCAGTTCCTACCGGAATTAAAGTTGGTGCAGATGTTCTATTAAACGGAGGAACAATTACAGCTTCTTCTGGAACTGCCGTTACAGTAACAAATACATTCACTCAAATTTCTACTACAATTACACTAAACTAATTATAATATTAGGGAGTGACTTCAAAATTACTCCCTATCTTCATTAATCTATAACTATTAATTCTTTTTCTAGCTCTAATTTTTTAGCTTCTATTTCATCAATTTGATTTTTCAGTTTAGCAACATCATTATCTAAATTTCTAATTTTTGCTAATAATTTATTATTTTTAATTTCGTTATATTCTTTTTCAATTATTAACACTTTTTCTCTATATTTGCTTTTATTACCAATTTCCCTACCAGTTTTCTTATTAAACTTATAAGCTACTTCGTTACTATCATTCCATGTAGCATGAATTTGTGTAGGAGTTTCTTTAACTAAATTTAAAGTTCTTGCTTCAACACCATAATTTGTATATTCTTTACAAAACACTGTAGACATAATATATTTCCTTATTTTAAAGTTTGATTATAAAGTGATTATCACTGCCTCATATGAATATATTAGCACCTTTAACTACACTTGTAAAGCATAAAATTACAAAAAACACTAAATAATTTAAAATTAAACATAAGGAATTAACATGGCTGATTTATTGTCTCCAGGAATACAGATTAAAGAATTTAATAATACATTGTCTACTGCTACACAATCTTCTACTCTTGGTGGGTTTGCGGGTGCTTTTGTTTGGGGACCAGTTTTAGAACCTAGGCTAGTTTCTAGAGAAAATGAATTGGTTAATATTTTTGGAAAACCAAACGATACTGTATTTACTTCGTTCTTCACAGCTTCTAACTTTTTAGCATATTCTGGAAATCTTTTTGTAACTAGAGTTGTTGGTTCTGGTGCTACAAATGCTTCTTCAAGATCTATTGCAACTTTTAGTGGAAACGCTTCCCTAACGACATTTACTGTCCCTTGGACACCTGCTGCAGAAGCTAACATCATAGTAACGGTTGGTGGAAACGTTATTGCAGATTCCCTTTACACCCTTACTGGGAATTCACTAGTTTTCAATACTGCTCCGGCGACTGGGACAAACAATATTACAGTTGCAGAAAAACAAGCTATACTTAATGATAATTCTTTTAGCTTATTGACAAACCTCCCATCATCTGTTTATGCTAAATTTCCAGGAACTCTTGGTAATTCTATAACAGTTATTCTTGCAGATTCTACAACATTTGCTAGTTTAACAACTCAAGAAAAAGCATTGTTTTCGGGAGCTCCAACTGGTCAAGAAGTTCACTTTGCTGTAATTGACACAAACGGTGCATTTACTGGAGTTGCGGGAACTCTTCTTGAAAGAAAAGAATACCTCTCAAAAACAACAACATCTCTTGCAATCAATGGTGAAACTCAATACTATAAATCTTGGATTAATAGGAATTCTAGTTATGTTCGTTCTACTGGGACTCTTACTGATTTTGACGCTGGTAAGAAAACACTCATAGGTGGGATTTCTGATGACGCTCCTTCTGCAGGACAATTACAGGCAGGTTTTGGATTATATTTAGAAAAAGAAAAATATGACATTTCAATTATTGTTACAGGAAACGTAAATTCTACAGTTGCCGCTTGGGTGCTTTCTAATGTTGCTGGAATTCGCAATGATATTGTAGTATGTATTTCTCCAGAATTAAGTGATGTTCTAAATGCTTCTGGTCAAGAAGCAACAAACATTATAGAATATAGAACAGCACTAGGGAGTTCTTCTTTTGGAATTATGGATAGTGGGTGGAAACTTCAATTAGATATCTATAATGATGTTGAAAGATGGGTTCCTCTAAATGGTGATATTGGTGGGATTATCGCTGAAAGTGATAGAAATAGTGCTCCATGGATTTCTCCAGCTGGGAGAAATCGTGGTGGTATTAAAAATGTTATTCGTCTTGCATGGAATCCTACACAAGCGCAGCGTGATGCTATATATTCTGCACAGATAAATCCAGTAATTAGTGAATTTGGAGTTGGGTCTTATTTATTCGGTGATAAAACACTTTTGACTAGACCTTCTGCTTTTGATAGAATTAATGTAAGACGCTTGTTTATCATTGTTGAAAAAACTATTGCAGAAACTGCAAAATTCGTTTTGTTTGAACCTAACAATGAATTTACAAGAGCTTCTTTTAGAGGAACAATAAATCCTTATTTGAGAAATATTCAAGGGAGTGGTGGTATAGAAGGCTTTATTGTTATTTGTGACGAATCAAATAACAACGAGCAAATTAGGACTACTAACCAATTTGTTGCTGATATTAAAATTGCTCCAACCTATTCTACAAACTTTATCACACTAAACTTTATAGCAACTCGTGATGGAATTTCGTTCAACCAAACAACTACAACTATCTAATATAAAGGATTATTGAAATGAGAATACAAAATTTTACATCACGTTTAGGGGCAGGGGTTCGTCCTAATAAGTTTAGGGTGATTTGTCCTTTTCCGACATTTGCTATTATTGGTGGTGAAACAAATGATTTAACCATATTAGCAAAGGCTGCTGCTCTACCTTCTTCAACTTTAGGAGTTATTGAAGTTCCTTTCCATGGAAGAAAAGCTAAACTTGCTGGGGATCGTATTGATGACCCATGGTCAATCACTGTGCTTAATGACCCTGCGATGAAGTTAAGAAATGCTTTTGAACGATGGAATAATGGAATTAAAACTCATGTATCCAATGTTGGGTTGACAAGTTTAAATGATTATTCCGTAGATATCCAAATTCAACAGTTAGATTTAGGTGATAATGTTATTAAGACATATACTCTTATTAGTGCATGGCCTGAAAAAATTGGACAAATTGATTTGTCTATGGATTCTGAAAATGCTATTGAAGAATTTACTGTAGATTTTCAATTCCAAGCTCTATCTTCTGATACAATGTCATAATATATTGACAAAGAAAAAAGGGGAGAAATACTGCTCCCCTTTTTGTAATTAATTACAAAAATTATCTTTTTACTGAAATTAATTCGGAATTTTCTGATAATAACTTTTCAAATTCTTCTTTTGTTATAATAACAGCTTTAGGGATTCCTTTATTACTAGACCCAGCAGCTCTAGGTAACACTTCTTGATTTGTTAATTTATCAAATTTTATTGTGAATCTACATTCACTATATGGTGTTTTATACTCTGCGTAAATATATTTTTCTGATTTGCCTTGAACTATATTAGCACAGCACACCTCGAATTTGTTAGCATATTTGTTAAATTCTTTGTAATATAATACATTGGTTGTCATAATATAAACTCCTAAATGTTTGTTTTATAAAGTGATGACTATCACCGCTTCATATGAATATACTAGCACTTTTAAACTTACTTGTAAAGCAAAAAGTTTATAAAATTGAAATTATTTTATTATTCTATAGTCACCTCTATTAAAACCATCAAAAAGTCACTTTTTAAACCTTATAAATCAATAGGTTACAGCACCAAAATTTTCTGACCCTTATAGGGGTAGCTTAGTGAATTTTTAACTTTCTAAAATGGATAAAAAGTTACTTAGAAATGTAGGTAAATCAAGGGGTTAGGAGTTAACTCCGTATTATAATTATTCTATCAAATCCTTCGTCGGATACATCTAAATTCATACTTGCTGATAACCTATTAACAACATATTGCGGTATCAATTTTCCAGTAGATTCGTATCTAATTTTTTCTCTATGATATCGCAAGTTATCTGGGATATCAAATATGACTGCAATTTTTTCGTAGTTACTTGGGACAACAGAAAGTTTTTTCTTTCTAGATTTTTTAGAAAGGTTCATTTGGTCTAAAATAACATTCTTTTCATCATTAAATTTTTGAATTAACTTATCTTTAAATTTACTTTCAATTTCCTTAAAGTCTAATTCTTTATAAGCATCTTGATAGAATATTCCCTTAGCTTGCGCATACTCTTCTACAAACTCATCCGTAGAAACTGCTATAGTATCATTATCTGAATTTTCTAAAGCCCATGTAGATTTTCCAGAAGCAGGAAGTCCTATTAGCATGTAGTATTTTTTATTCTTCGCTTGGTGCATAGTATTCTGTTCCTATATATTTTCTAATGTTTTAAACATTATTTTCTCCTATTAAATAATTTAATGCGCTTTGATATCTTTTATTTCTTTCTAAATCACTATTAGTAATTTTAGGAAGTCTACATAGTCGCATATTATCATGAATATCACATATTTTTACAACTCTCGCAAGTTGATTATTTTTAATATTCTGAAGATACTGCTTATATGGAACTTCCCTACACTTTGTAAGAATTACAACTGCATCTATAACTTCTTTAGAAAATCCGAATCGTTGTAAATCGCTAACTGTGCATGGAGTATCTTCAAGAATATCATGCAGCCATGCAACATTTTCGTAATCCTTATCATTTGGATATCCAAATTTGACATATTTAACAACAGTTGTAAGGTGTCCAGAAAAATAATCATGTCCTCCTCTATCAACTTGTCCTAAATGATAAGTTTGCGCTATTGTCTTAGCAGATATATCTATAAGTTCTGTTTTATTCATGATTTCCAATTCTTTTTAAGTTTTTCTATTTCTACTAAAAACAATTCATTAATGAATGATTCTTGACGTTTCCAAAATTCAATTTTACGTTCTGCTATAGCTATTTCTTTTTTGGCTTGTCCTTTTTCTTGAAAAGTTCCATTCGTTTCAATAAATTTTAAATAGAGAAAGTTCTCATAGTGTTTAATAGACATTTTAGTTGGGTCAATTTTACTAATAGAACTTTTACTAAAATTATTATAAATATTTTTTTCTTCGCTATAAACTAACATAATAATCCTATAATTTTACAATATTCTTAACTTGTTCTTTTTTGATAACGTATATTGTAGGAGTTTCCCATTTTGGTTCGCTATCAAATTCTACTTTATATAAATTTGGACCATAACTCAATGCTTCATATTCACTCTTAGCTAAAAATACATCATTAGTATTAAAAGAATCAAAGTTATTAGGTGAACCGTGATATGCTAGTGTCATAATATAAACTCCTAAATTGTAAAGTGATGATTATCACCGCTTATAGAATTACTATAACATTTTTGATTATACTTGTAAAGCATAAAATGATAAAATCAACTTATTTTTTTCTTCATAGTTAGGAAGTTCTGGGAGAGTAGATAAATTTTCTGCTTCTTGAAGCTGCATAAATCGTTCTTCAATTATCCCAGCAACATAATTATAGTGGAACTCACCTTTTTTAATTTTTGTTAAGAACTCCCTGTTCTTTAGAGGAAACTCAATGTTACCAGTGGTCAACAATTCAATAGCTTCTTCTGTAATCCTAACAGCATGATGGAGGGCTTTAAAATCTATTCCTTCGTTTCTTTCTGCCATCAATGCTCTAGAACCATAATTATCGACGAGTTTCTGTGTGGTGTTAATTGCATACTTCACTTTCAAAGTTTTCTGATATTTTTTACCACAACAATCAAAAACCCATTCACCTTCTGATTGTCTTGTAGGAATAAAAGTAATTTCGCAATGTTCTGTATCATCTACAAATTTTTCTAAAATATACCAATAATATTCTAGCGGGTGATTATCGTTAAAATCTTTTAACAGTTCTAAAAATTTTCTAGAAGCAGAAACTCTAGAACCCTTAATTCCATATTTGGAAGCTTGTTGATATGCGTATCCGATATATGGTTTAATATTCCTTGAAATAAAGTGTTCTTTATAAGATCTAATAATATCCCAATGCTCTGTTTTTTCTATAATCATACTATCAGGAGCAAAGAACATATCCATTGCTACAGCTTGACCTTCAAGAAGCATCTTGAGATATTTGTGAAGTGAAAAATATTCGTTATCCACATCATTTGCAGAATTTTTAGAATTGCCGTTTCCTGTGCTAGTGCTGATTGTATTAGTATTTTTCTGTAGTATTAAATCTTCTATAGGAGGTAAGAAAACAGATTTATAGTCAGTATCAGAATTTTCTGTATTTGTTCCATAAAGGTGAGAACCAAATAAGCATTTAAGAATTGTTGTCATGTATCATTATCCTATTAATATATTCAGAAATTATCCAATAAGGGAGTGTCATAATCATTGCGTAAATCATTCGTTATTTCCCATATAAGTAGATGTAAAGTGTCTATCAATATTCGTTAAATTATTATCTTTTAATTCCCATTTTATAATTATTCCTAAGTATCTATGAACATATGATTCTACTAAAAATCCATCTTCAATAACTATTTCTGGAAGATAATCGTAATATTTTTCAAAAGTGGCAAAGCAAGTCACCAAACCAAAATCTTTTCGTAATTTGTTTATATTTTTATCATACCTGAAATCTAATCTTTTAAACCACTCATTTAATTGGATTAGTTCTAATCCACCATCATCCCGTTTTAAGAATGTTCTGTGTCCATGAAATTTACCATTACAAGCATTAGCCCCTTTCCATAGAGGACTAGCTCCATCCTTTAATAAAATTTCTTGTTGTGCTAATTTTACAACTTCTATAATGTCACAAAATGGTGCATAATAATCACTACTGTAATATACTTTCATATTTCAATTCTTATGATGGGTATGATGATTAGTATCTATTGGTGGAAAAGTCAATACCTTTCCTATTTGAGAATTGTCAATATGAACTTTATGAGAAGGAGTTTCTTGCATTTTAATGAAACAAACTCCTGTTCCGACTGCACCAATAATTGCACCAGTAATAGTCCCTGCTATAAATTTACAATCCATACAATTCCTATATTTGTTGTGATATAATTTTTATTGTTTCTTCAACAGTTCTTCCCATAGCTATATGATTACAAAAATGATTGCATATTTTAGCAACTAATTCTTCATTTTTTGATGGGAGTGAAGTTTGAATAGCAACACATTGTTTTCTTAATGTGTTGAAAGTTTTGATGTCAATATCCATAATATATTTCCTTATAGTTATGCAGTATTCTTATAGTGTCTAACAGCTTCAATTACAATGTCATTTAATTGATTTTCAATGACATTCTTATGTTGTTCTGTGACAACTTTTTCCGTGCATCTTTTGTGATTTGAAGAAATTATAGTTTTGCTAAAATCACTACAAGGAAAATAACTAACAGTATTTTCAGAAGTTGTTCTCATTACTGTTGCTGTAGTAACAAGTTTTCCAGAATTTCTTTTTGTAGTAACAATTTCAATATGAAGAACTTTATCTAGTGGATAAACTGTAACACTTTTATAGTTACCACGAAAATCTTTATAAGTTTTAAATGTTGTCATGATATAAATTCCTAAAATTAGTTTGAAAGGTTGTAATAATTACTGCCTTGAATAATAATATAACACTTTCAAACTAACTTGTAAAGCACAAAATTACAATTTCGTATGATTTTCTATTTCTTTATCATGTTTTAATTTTTCTTCAGATGGAATTGTTTCTAATACTGGAGCTCCTGGGAGTTTCTCATACTTACTTAATTTCCATGATTTTTTTGATAGGTTTGGAATACAAATCATATGCTATAATTGCTTCTTCAACTTTTCTTGTTTCAATATTAGATAAGCTATTACGAGGCTTTTT